AGCCGCACCAGCTGGCTGCGACCGTTCAAGCTCATGACGCCCAGCGTGCCGTCGGCGCCGGCTGGAGTCGCGAGGAACGCGTTCCAGTTGACAAGCGCCCCTCGAATCTGATCGACGATGCCGATGCCGGCCTCGGCGTGATCAGCACCGCGCGCCGCCGCGCGCGCATGGCGCACGCCAACCAGCACGTCGATTACCGCGACAACGGTCTGGGCGAGCACGCCGCCGGACATCCGCGTCGTGGACACGTCTTCACCGGCGAGCACCACGAAAGCGCAGGGCATCGGTGGCAGGCGCTGTTCGCCGATGGCCGCCTGGTCCGCCGCGCCACCGACGAAGCGCAGTTGCGCGGCCGGAACCTGGTCGCGGATGCGCTCGATGATTGGTGTCACGTCCAGCGGCCCGCGCATCAGTAGCGCTCCAGGCGATCCGCGCTCATCACGCGGCCAGGCGCGCGCACGGCAGGCTCACCAGCCGAGGGCGATGGGTCCTCTGCGCCGAGACTGAACTTGCCATCGCGCATCGCAGCGAGCAGTCGGACTTGCGCATCAAACCGCTGGCGCACTTCGTCGGTCGCGCGCTGGTCCATCAGGAAATAGCGCGCGCAGTCCGTGGCGATGCGCTTGAGCGGCGCAGGCACTGGCGACAGCGGCAGCGGGTAACGGGCCGCGAGGTAGCCATCGATCAACGCGGTGACATCGTCGAGCACGCGCTCAATGCGTTCCACAGCCTCGGCAGCCGCCGCGACCTCCACCGCGCTCCACGCGCCGAGCGGGTCACCGCCGATCGCGGCCCGCAACAAACCGGGATCGACCACCGGTCGATCCTCGGGCGTTGCGAGCTCGGCCAGCTCCTTCGGGCTGACGCGCTCGAGCAGTTCGGGCGCGGTCAGATACACGTCAGCTGATAAGCCAAGGCAGGGAGGTTCTTGGGGCCAATGCCTGGCAGCTCGAGGAGGTCATCGATGGTCAAGAACGGTCCCTGCTTGCGACGACGCGCGACAATCGCGTCAGCGAGTTGCGCGCCAAGGCCGCGCACGGACCGCAGCGTCTCGGCGGACGCGTGGTTCAGGCGCACCGTGCCGTTCTCGTCACGCTCGGCCTGCGCCGTTTCGGCGTCACCGCCAGCTTCATCCGTTACGGCGTCACCGCCGGCGTCCTGATCGGCCTGTGATTCGCCTGTGCCCTGGTCCGTCAACCCAACCTTGCGCGACTTGGCCACCAACTCGACCGCGTCCTGGGCAATGAGGAGGTCGGCGGCTGCGCCGTCGACCTCGATCTCGTCGCCGGGCTGGCGGCGCTCACCATCGTGGCGCAGCCAGTCGATCCGGACTCGCACCTTCAACCGGGCGCTCATCACGCCACCGCGTTGGTGAACAGGAACCCGGCGTCTGCGCCCGCGATGACCGGCGACACTTCGTCGGTGACCGGGTAGATCCACGACTTGTGCGAGCGATCCGGGTAGGGCTCTTCGGCCATCGGCGCACCGGTGAGCTGGTAGGTGTAGCCGAAGCTCGGGCGGCCAGCGTCCTGTGCAGACCCGGTCGCGGTGTACGCGAGGATCGCGTCCTTGCCCCAGATGTCGACCATCGAGCTGCCGTTGTGCCAGACGGCATCCGCGACGACCACGCGCTCCAACCCGAACAAGGTCGCGAGCAGCTCCGGGGTGGCCACGTCGCGGCTGGTGTACTTGATCCGATCGACGATGGTGGGGTGCTGCTTCAGCACGTCGAACACCGCGCCAGAAACCAGCAGCGTGTTCGGCCGCGCGCCGATTTGGCTGCGGACGGCCGCTTTCGCGGTCTCGATAGCGATGATCGGCGTGGCGCTGGCGTGCGACCACTGCGACGTCCCGGACAGGGTCTCCTTGTTCGTCGCGGCGTATCGCGCGGCGTCGCGAGCCAGGTCGGCCTGGGCCTTTTCGAGCCGCAGCCGGATGATGTCGAGCGCCCGGACTACGGCGGCACTGCCGAGGTCGATGCCAGGCACTGCGGCAGCATCCTCCATCAGCTCATACGGCACGAGCTCCTCGATCGAGTGCTGTTCCAGCGCGAACTGGGTGCTGCTGTAGCGCGACTGGATGCGCGCGGTGGCCGCGCCTGGCGCGCGGCCGGTGGCGTAGAGCTGGAACGCCTCGCGGCCGAAGCTGATTATGCGGCCGCCGCGCTGACCCACATTCACACGCGGGAACAGCGCGTAGCCGGCGCCGAGGCCGGAGTTGACGAAACCACGGGCGATCTCGGTGAGGACCGGATCGATCACACGCGACTGGGCGGCAGTCATCTGGGTCATGGTGTGGCTCCTTAGGCCGCGTTCGGGATGAGGGACACTTCAATCAGCTGGCCGGCAGCGGTGGCTGCGGTCAGCGCGACGCCGAGGCGAGCGCCGGAGGTGGCCCAGGCGATAGCACGGCCTTGGGCATCCGCCTTCACCGTGGCTCCAGCGGTCACGGCCGCACCGGCCTCGACTACGGCGGTGCCCAAGTTGACGATCGGCAGCATTTCGCCCGTGGCCGCGGCGCTCAGCGAAACACCGAGCGCGTTGGCATCGGCACCGGCCTGCTGACGCGCGGCGGTGACGAAACGATTGGCGGCGATCGCGGCCGCGGCGGCCACTGGGAGGACGAGAATCGGTCGGTACTGGCTCATGGCAACTCCTCAGGACTGGGACTGAACGGCGCGCACGGCGGCGACGTAATCGACGCCGGGGTGCGACTGCTGGTAGGCGACCGCCCGCGTGTGCAGGGCGAGACCCGCCTCACTGAGCCGGTAGCCGTGGGGCACCGCCGGCAAGCGCACCGCAGGCGGCTGACCACCGGCCGCGCGCTCGGACAGATCGACGCGGGCGGGCAGCCCGGAGACGAAATCGCGCAGCACGTCGATCGCGGGCTTCTGGCCACCTTCGGACAGCGACACAACGGGCGCGTCGGTCAGGCGATCGGCGAGTTCCACCAGGGCGGGCACGTCGGCGGCACTGATGCGAGTGGCTGCAACGTGCGATCCGAACTCGTTGGCAAAGCCCTTGCGTCGCAGATCACGCTCACGTGCGGTGATCTGCGCCTCGCGCGTATTGAGGGCGTTCTCGCGCTCGGCGAGGTCGACGGACGGCGCGCCGGCCGATTGGTTCTGACTCATGGATGGCTCCTTGGGAGTGAGGACGACATCGACGGCGCCACCATCAACGGCGGCAGCGTCATAGCGAATGGGCGCGAGGCCCTTGACGGCGGGCGGCTGGGCGCCGAGGAAACCGAGGTGGCGCAGCGCATAGACGCCGGGCGTGGGATTGCCCAGGTAGGCCGGCGACCAGAGCGACACGGATACCGCGCCGTAGCGCTGCTCGCGAACGAGCTCGTCCATCTCGGGTAGGAGATCGACATCCAGCCACAGGTCGCCGTCGATGGATTCTGCGGACGCGATCCAACCCCACGCGGGGTGGTCGTCGTCTGGGTGACCAATCACGGCAGGCGCGCGGTAGCGCTCGGGGTTGTACGCGACCGCGATGTCCGCGATGTCCGCCTCGGTCAGGGTCAGGTCATGCGGCGACGCCGGGAACGTACCCGGCCGGAGCGCATGAATCCGACGGCGCACAAGAGGCGGCCGGCTTTCGCCGGCCGAAGGCCCTGTGGCAGGCAGAGGAGGCGTGAGACCCGGAGCACCGTGCATGACCGGCAGATTGCCGCTCGCGCGAGGCGCGCATCAGGTCGACGGGTGTCGGGGCGTCGAGCAGCCACGGCCAAGATCGATGTGCGCTATCGGCACACCGCAGTCATTCGCATGACTATAGAAAGCTGGCGATCGTCAGCGCCCGTCGAATCACGACCAGGATATGCACGAACGACATGCCGCCCAGGAGTGCCGAAGCGCTGACCGCCTCGCTGGCGACATCAGGGAACAAGACTCCGACCAATGCGCAGGCGACGGTCAAACCCAGCAAGCCACACGTGAAGATCAGGTGGCGCGTGAACACCCTGACATGCCCTGTCTTTCGCAGGCTGACCATGAGCGGCCGATCACTCAGCGCAAACATGATGCCGATCAGCTGGCCGATCGAGGCACCGATGATGCTACACACGGTCAGCACTGACTGGGCAGCTTCGGTGTAGAAGGCTGCGGGCAGCCCCACGTTCATCGCACGGAACGTGGCCAACACACCGCCACCGACAACCAAGCTAGTCAAGAGCTGAGCCCAGCTCGCCGAGAACGGCATTGAGGTCTTCACGTCGCTCATCTCTTGCTGCCTTGATTGCTCGGTAATAGGCCAGTGAAGGGTAGCTCTTGTTGATCGGCTTGACCTCCTGCGTCGACTTGATGCGATCTGCGATCAGGTCGATAAAGCCGGTCCCATGTTCATCTTCCAGCTTCGCGCGGACCACCCGAGGGTTGAACTCAGAGCCAGCGAACTCCTTCAGGGCGTTCTTCACTAGATTATTGATGAAGCCAGGTTTCTTCTTCTGCCTATTCACCGACAACGTCAAATGCAAGTGATCGGCCTGACTCATCATCTCAATGAACTGCTTGCCCCACTCGCTGGTCGGATAGAGGTCAGGGTTCTTGGGCTTGGCCACACTGAGCTCGACCTTCAATAACTCTGCGTCCTTGCCCATCAGTCGCTTGGCGCTATCGACCGTCACGACAGGGAGAACCTCGACAGGCGCCTCAATCAGTTCGCTCAATGCCGCCTTGATGATTCCCGGGCCCGAGCCAGTTGGGTTCATCTGCCACCCGAGCAGAGACTGAGAAGGCCAGAACATGAAGTGGTTGAGATTTGCGGTGCCCTGACCAGGAGGCAGATCCAAGGCTGGAGCGGCCGACCCGGGAGAGCCTATGTTGGGCGTCAGTACTGTCAACGTTGGCAATCAAAGCTCGCGCAATCTGCATGACCTGGCCCCCCCGGGTCGCCGTAGTCAAACTCTCCGCATCGTGCGCAGCGATACACAGGCTGCGAGCACGTCTCACGGTCGTGAGGGCATCTTCGGCAGCCATCGGATTGCCAGTCGTGCCCAGCCGCGCAAAGGCTGCCACCCGCGAGCGCAGCGGCTTCCGCGATTGCATATTTCAAATTCTGCATAGTCTCCTCTCCGTATTCGCCCAACTAGGCGCTCAACCGGACGCTTCGCGCCGGTTAGCTCTGCGTTCGGAGGCTCATCCATGCGCCAGCGCCGGAACTGACCTCGCACGTAGGTCTTGCCGCGATGAAGATCCCAGAAATCTCGCTGGTAGCGACCGATCTCGACGACATTCTCGCCTTCCGCGCCCGACGACAAAGCTGCGATCTGATTGCAGAGATCGAGCGGGGCCACCCCCTTCGCGATCAAGGTGAAGAACTGAACTGTGATGTGCCGAGAGCGCACCTCGCGATCGTCTGGCCCCTGATTCGTCCCGGACATACGGTTCCCCAGTTCGTAGTCGGCCGGACTCTACCAGCCGACCGCGCAGGAGCCCGCAGGCGCCCGCGGAGACCGTCTGGCGCCATGATGATGCCGCCCTGAGCCTTCCGCGGGTTTTTAAACGGGTTTCAAATGGCCTCAAACGGCATCCGGGGCAGCGCTTGGGCACCGGATCGCTCCAATCAGCCCGGAATGACCCGGTCGAGGTGCTCGCGAAGCGTCTCGATCGCCCGCTGTTCGTCCTGGGCGCTCAGGCCGAGGAACGGGCGCGCCGGGATGTCGCCCCAGGGGATCGGCGAACCCCGGCGCGTGGCGCCGAACGCACCCCGCTGCGCACCGAACTGATGCACCGCCGCATAGACCAAGGCGCTCCCCACCTCGAGATAGCCGTCGCCAACCTGGTAGGCGATCTCGCTGGACAGCCGCCGAGACTCACCGATCAACGGCTGCTTGCCGATGGCCCGGTTTGCCCCGGCCTTCGTCAGTTGACCGGTCTTCTTTGAAAAGCTGCTGCGGAACGCGCCGAGGTACTGCAGGTATGTGGTCTCCGTGTTCGGCGCCCACGCGGCGCCGTCCGGTCCGCGGCCCTCGCGGAACCTCGCCTTGGTGGACTCGACCAGCTGTTCGCCCAGCTCGCGCAGCGCGGGCCGCGGGTCCTTGGCGGCAGCCGCGAGGGCCTGCATCGCGGCCTGGAACTGTTGGTCCTCGAGACTCACTCTGATCATGGGCGCTGGTCTTTGAACGCCCAGGCGGCATCCGCTATTCTCGTTGCCGCCATGGCACGTACCGCCCGGCTCATACCCGGGTGCGTTTCGGACGTAGAGGACAAGGTCATGGCCTGCTCCTCCGCCGCACGTGGAAGAGCGTGACGAGCGCCATGCTGCGCCGGCCACTGCGAACCTCAAACACGGCGATCAGTTCTCCCTGGTCGGTTTCCATCGCGTAGCGCACCAGCGGTCTTGATGGGTCGTCAGCCAGGAGCGTCGGGGAGCTTCCGAGCAGCCGCGGCAGCAAGGCGAAGTCCTCCGCAGTAATCGCGACCTGGCCTCGCCGACTCTCCACGGCCGAGTCGCCGTGCCGGCGGTGGACATGTCGCACGGCCATCTGATCGACGGTCCAGTCGAATCGAGCATCTTGCAGGACGGCCGCGTCCGTGCCCGTAAGCCGTGCGATCTCTTCGGCCTCGGCTTGGGTCAGCAGACCCAGCGTCTGATAGGGCTGCACGAGGGTGCCCGGCCGCTGGCCCAGGGCTCGCTCGGCAAAGCGCCTCAGCACCTGCCCCGTCTCACGCTGCGCGCGCTGCGCCGTGGCCAGCGCATCCCGAATGCCCTCCGGCACAGTGTCCATGTAGGCCCGGCTGATCTCGTAAGGCCATTGGATGGTCTTGCGCGCCACGCCCTCGGCAATCTCATTGACCACACTCGCACCCGGCTGGTAGTCCCAGCCTTCGTCAATGCCGGGCATGCGGCCGTTGCTGGCGCGCTGGTCCCAGCCGTCTGGCAGCTCGGCGGACGGGTCGCCGCCAATGCGGCGTGCACCGGCCTCGGTCGAGGCGCCGACCACATAGCAGCTGCATCCCCAGCCGTTCGGCGGGCTGTGCGTCTGCCAGAAGGGGTGATCACTGGGCAGAGTCAGACCATCCCATGCGAGGTGCTCGGGCCGCGGATCCTGGCTGCCGCCGTGGCGATAGACCCAGATCGGGAACTCCTGGAGCTGCGCCAGTCGGCCGGCGGCGTAGCTGGTCGCGGCGTTGGTGCGATAGATGACCCTCGTGCGCCAGTTGATGCCGGCCTCGGAACCGGACCCCGTGAAGCCTGTCCAGCCGTTGCGCGCGACGATGTCCTTGAACCGGGCGCGGAACTGGCTGAGGCTCTCCCCGTCCGTGATCGCCCTGTCGACAGCCGCCGCAAGGTCGGCCAGCAGATCCGCTTTGGCGGCTCCGGCCACCATGAACGCGCGATCGTTCTGCTCGCGCATGAGGTCGCGCCAGGTCGACGTCGGCACCAGGTTGCCGAGCCGCCCACGGAAAGCTCGAACCTGCTCGGCGAAGGGCTGCCGGAGCGTTCCGCGGACGCGATCAGCGCTCATGATCACGCTGCCAGTCGTCGCGGCAATCGGCGTCGCACCACCGGCGCGGTGGCTCCACCACGGCGCCGCAATTGAGGCAGAAGCCCGTGGGGGACGGTGCCTCTGCCCGGCGTCGAGTGATCAGAGCCGACATCTCCGCCTCGATGTGCCGCTGTGCGCGGTCGGCGTCGTCAGCCATCCTCACCACCCGCATCGATGCGGCCTGCGAGATTCGCCGAGGCAAAGGCCATAGCCATCACATCCGCCAGGCGTTCAGAAGGCAGCGAGCCGAACGCCGCGAGCAGCTCATCGCGCAGCTGCTCCAGCGACTCGGCGCGCTCCACAATCGCCTCCACTGCCACGGCGACCTCGCGCCAGACCGACGCGGTCTCGATCTCCAGGCGGTCCGCGATCAGCGCATCCACGGTCGGCTCGGCCGAGCGCTCGGCGGCGTGGACCACGCCGTGTGTAAGGCAACGGCGCCCGGTGGCATGACGCAACAGTGCCTCGCGCGCGAACTGCGCATCACGGCGCTCTGTTTCCGTCAAGAACGCACCGCTGGCACGCTGCGCGGCCGCGAATATCTCGCCCTCGTCGGGCGCTGCGGGTCGCCCAGGTGTGACCGGCTCATAGCCCGGCCCGTAGGTTTCCAACACCGTTTCGAGCGTCGGCCGAAAGCCCATCTGATAGAGCTTGAGATCTCGATCGGCGCGTCGGTCAACGTCCTCTGGCTCCTCGATCTCGCGCCACAACTGCGGGTAGGCCGCCCCCGGCAGAGCCACATCGATCAGCCAGCGGACCCAGCTGCGGTTCGCGCTGGCGCAGACGAGATCCGAGTCCGCTCGGACAATGTCGTCGCGAACGCCGAGATGCACCTCCGCCTGGCTGCGGCTGGAGCCGTCTTCTGTCGTCATGGTCTGCCCGAGGCAGACCTTGGCGATCGCCCGGTCCCAGTAGCTCATCCACTGCTCGTAGCTCGCCGTGCCCCCGCGGCTCGCCTCGAGCAGCTCGATCGACATGCCCTCGGGGAGGATCACGCCGCTTTCGGTCTGCACGGCCGCCACAGCGTCGAGCAGCTTCTGCCGGTCGGGCGCGCTGGTGCCAGCAGGGAACTTGCCGATCGAGGTCGGGCCTCCGAACTTCTCCAAGAACTGCGCCCAGAAGCGAGCGCCCGCGCGCTTGAACCACACCGGCCAATAGAGGGAGTGGGCAATGCCGCGTCCATAGGGCTCGTCATGGTGGCTGGCGCCGACGGCCACGACCCAGAACTTCCGGTCTGGCACGCGCTCGCCATTCGGGTTGCCCATCGTGCGGAGCAGCAGGGCGCGATCCGGCGCGAACGCGAACCGCGCGCGGTCGCGCACCCGTAGTGACTCGATACTGATCCCGCTGGAATCCGCGCGCCACATCACCTCGGCCACCGCAAAGCCGAAGAACCGGGCGTAGAGCATCTGATCGGTGATCTCGTCCCAGGCGATCCGGTCCAGCGTCTGTCGCACCAGATCGGCGGCCTGTCGGTCGATGCGCCGCTCCCCGCCAGGTGACACCGTCCACGGCCTGCCGACCACCGCCAGGCGGCGCTGCGCGAAGCACGCGGCCACCTGGTCGTCGCGCAGAACCTCCTCATACCCGCGCCAGCCGCCGGCGAGCGGCAGCACGCGATCGGTCGGCGGCAGCCAAGGCAACGCATCGACGTAGCCGCGGGTGATGTCGCGGCCGTCGCGCGTGGTCGCGACTTCCATGCCGACCAGCTTGCGAACCTCACGTGCCATGCGACCTCCTCACTGTGCCCCAACCGGCCGTACTCGATTCCGCGCGGGCCAGCGTGCCGGTCGCCGCGCGGCCGGCTGACGCCCAGGCATCAAAGTCCACCGGCACCACGGATGCGGCCGCACCGGCCGCAAGTGCCAGCGACCAGAACCGGTCGCTGTGGCTGCGATCGGAACCCTCCTC